TCCATCGTTAGCATGACTTTCGGGTGATTGTTCTGCTTTATTTTTAGACTTTTCTAGTCGCAAATGTTTTCTGAGATTAGAGGTTTGCCAACCAAAGCGAGTATGGACTGTTGCAAACTGAGACAGTTGCTCAATAGCCCATTTTTGTCCAACCATAACCGGCGAGAAACCTTTTCCAGACTTAGCCCCTTTTCTACCAGAAGTTAAATCAACATCGGCTTTGACATACTCAAAGTAAATGTCAGTAATTGGATAGATTTTAGTTAGTTCGGAAACGACTCGAAGTTCAAGTTGACGATTAGCTCTGATTGAGGGAGCCAACTTAGCTTTTCTTCTGTTAGAGAATCGTTCTTGACGATGCGCCCGTGACTTAAAAGGAATGTGGCGGTTGATCCGTCGTCCCCTTCTGCCCCGTCGCATTAATCGCCTATTATCCATTCGTTCTCTTATTCTTTTAAAAGGAAGTTCTAAGTGAGCTTTCCAGAGAGTGAAAAGAGAAGATTGAACACCGATTCCAGAGAATAATTTACCCGGGTCAATACCAATAGCAATCGGTTGGGTTTTACTATCGGAAGGCTCGGAGATTAACTGGACATAGAAAATATCTAAGTCGTTGAATTTACCGATAGCTTTTCCTTCCTTAATCCACCGTCTGGCCCGACTGGGTTTGGTGGGCATTAACGGCTTTCCGTCTTTTGAGATAACAGGAACTCTTGGCATAGGAGATAATCCTTAAGAGTAAAGTTAAAGTCCCTTCCCGCAACACAATCAAGATGTCTTGTCTAACAACGCTTTACCAATAAAGCTTAGAGGTAATCCGAACTAGGGAAGTATTCGGAAGTCTGTGCCAGATTGTGTCTCGATGCGGTAGTCTCTACTTGCGTCGCCTAAATTGGTCTAGGCAAGCCCTACCCTAAAAGGGACGGGGTTAGTGACACCCACTAAGTAAGGCAAGCCCTGTCCCTTTAGGGTAGGGCTAATGACACCCACTAAATGAGGCAAGCCATATCCCTTTTAGGGCGGGGTTAGTGACACTCCAGATATAGGGTAGGGCTAGTGACTCTGAGAGATGTAGTAGAGTTAGTGACCATTACCAGCCCTGTCTTTTTAGGGTGGGGTTAGTGACAGATTTTTTTTGCTCCTGTTTTTAGGGCGGGGTTAGTGACGATTAACATTCATAGGTCTATAATGTCCGGCTCAACGAACTAGTTTTTAATTGCGTTGCTTAAATTGATCTAGGCAAGTTCTGTCGCTTTTAGGACAGGGTTAATGATGCCCACTAAATGAATAACTAAACTTTTGGCAATAGATTAATATAGCCCCGCGTTCCATGCGGGGCTATATTAATAACAACGTGTGAGCCTAGATTAAAACTTTAACCTGATGAGGCACGTTTCTTCTAACGCTACTTCTTGTATTTTGCATCGCGGGTGCGATGGGATTAAAGCGCATAGAATTACGCGCGGAGTCCACACTCTCTGTGGATATGAATTGACAGGTAGAGCCCATGACATGAGCTGCTGTTAGATAACAGCCTAGAAAGGCACCTGTATCAATCATGGCGCGGTTATTAATTAGTAACGGATGCTTAGTAGTGACATGACCATTAATAACTAACGGCCAGTTTGGCTGGCCATTGAAGTACGGGTATAATACTTCGTCTACGCTGGTATTCTGCTTATTAGCCTGACCTCGAATACTAGGTAGGTGAATCTGTCTTTGTATAGAGACAGGGTCAGACTTGCCTACATACCTATAGTCGCAAGGAGAGTGGTGAACAGCAGAGGTACGACTACGGGATACGAGGTAGGGCACACTCTCTTTATAGATTGCATTAAACATATTACGCTGCATGCGATTAGCCCTAACTGTAGTGAGATAATCGAAGAAGCGACTATTAGGCTTCACATCATCTATGTGCTGCATAATATAGAGCTCGTGATTACCTAGTACGACCTTGAAATCAGGGTGACCTAAGTTAGAGTACACGAATTTAATAACGTCAGCAGAGTTGGGGCCCTTATCTACTAGGTCTCCGTTGAGCACCAATTGCATGGGGTAATAAGTAATCTCATCCCCTGCAAATAAGAAGCCCGCCTTTCTAAGTAGCGCACGCAGATGGCCGTAACAACCATGAATATCCCCTACTACTAGGGCCTCATCATTCATAGTGTAGTGGGGCACTTGCTCTACACTAAGCGCTATATCTTCCTGCCGTTCTATAAAATGACTGAGCTCAACCCCTATGCTGCTCTCGGCATTGAATAGTATTTCTCCTACGCCGTAGTGATGGCAGCCCGCCACCATTATAACCTGATCGGCCTCTTCTTGATTTTTAATTTCTACTAGCACGTGGTGCGCTGAGAGAGAGCTAGGATACGATATTGTATTCTCTAGTAGATGGGGGCCCTTTATGTAGAGGGCCCCTACTTCCTGAGCGGCCCTCATTAATATCTTCTTCTTTTCTGTATATGGCCTCACAACCATATATACGGTGTGAGCCTTCATGTTAATCATGGCTATACTCCAATTGTGTGATTGATATTGTGTACCACAGAAAGTTGCCTGATAGTGAGGTTAGCACAAATATTAATTTGACTAACGCCCCCCGGCTGACTGCACAGTTAACGCTTTTTGCCAATTTTCTCTCTACCAGCTTCTCAGCATAAAATTCGGCAGCTTGAGTAACCAGAGATATATAAGCAGATTTACTAATTTTGCCTGTAGTATATAAGCGTCTAGAATAAGACAAAAAGCCTTTTAAGAAATGCCAATCTATCTCCTCAATCTTGACGTCAGACAAAGACTTTAGGTGTTGGCGAAAAGCCTCTCCCTGCGTAAGCAGGTCATAATATGCGAGTCTTGACTGAGCCTCGCAGGACACTTTTTCTAACAATAATTTCCTTTTGTCTTCAGAAGACATAATGATCCCTCTCATTCTCGCTAGGTTATTTAGTACTAAAGAACTATTTAGTGACAGTAATTCTTATTTCAACACCTCAAGGCCCGTGACAACTTAAAGCTGCGACTCTTTTGTCAAGGGGCTTTGAAGATAAGGGTAGATGCTACTCAAGCGATTACTAACGTATAGATATAGATAGTTATCAATATGTCTAGGAACATTATCTACATTGTGCATAATTACGCACAATATATAAGATAACATTGTATATTCACTCTTCTTGATACGAGACTCTATACCTGGGTACCTATAGTATATTTCTTGCATGGCTTTAATCACGGTTTACAAAGCAAATACTGTCGGGCGGACAGAAATTCAAGCCCTTGGACAGACTACCCACTGTCTATTAAGTAAAGGCCTAATAGATATAGATAACCCCCACATTCAAAGTAAATAATTGGTTAGTCTGTTGTATAACGTAAACGCCTCAGATAGTTACCAATATGTCTAGGAACATCATCTACATTGTACATAATTACACACAATATATAAGATAACATTGCATAGTCACTATTCTTAATACGAGGCTCTATATCTGGGTACCTATGGTATATTTCTTGCATGGCTTTAGTCACAGTTTGCATATCTAACAAATCAAGCAATATTAATTGATGGGTTGTGTAGCCCATTGTATCAATAATCTTAATACCGTGGATGCTCTTTCTAACTATTCTATAATTAGAGGCCTCGTCAGGCCTGACTAAATAATCAATAGCCTGTATATGTTTCATAGTAATGTGCCAAGTAATGTATTGATGCCCTCAATAGTGCAACTGAGGGCATCGGCTACCTAATTTTTAAAAGTCTGTTGACACTAAGTTAAATTCCTTTCTGCTACAGAGTCCTCCCAGAACTGCACACCACCCGAAAACCGAGGCTGCTGTTGAGGCTGCGGCGGTTGTCGCTGTTACTGCGGTAAGCAGAACGACAGCGACGGGAATAGCTGAACCAAGAACCGCCCCGTCGAGGAGAACAATTATCATCCCCATTTTTTATCCAGGCACTGCCATCCGTCGGCGCACCGTAGTTATCGTGCCAAGTATCAGCACACCACTCCCAGACGTTGCCGTGCATATCATACAAACCGAAGGCATTGGGGGGAAATTGTCCCACGGGAGTCGTTTGTTGTCGATATTCTCCTTTGGGTTCATCAGCGTAGGTTTTGCTGGCATCATAGTTAGCCAATTCCCCGGTAATGGTTTCCCCAAAGTGAAATGAGGTGGTGGTTCCAGCACGACAGGCGTACTCCCATTCCGCCTCACTGGGAAGTCGGTATTCCCCCCCCCCCGTTAGTTTAGATAATCTCGTGCAGAACTCGACGGCATCGTACCAGTCAACTTGTTCTACGGGTCTATCCCAGCACGTGGACGATCTCCCCCTATCTTTAAAGTGGGAGGGATCAGGATCAAGGTCTTTTTCTACTTTCAAATCTGTGCGAGAGGCAATTGCTCTCCACTGTGCCTGGGTGATGGGATACTTGCCCATGAAAAAGGTGGAGACAGTAACCTCATGTTGAGGGCGTTCATCCTTAAAACTATCTTTCTCGTCTTGCGGTGAACCCATCGTGAATGTTCCCCCCGGGATAGCAACCATTTCTAAGGTGATGTCGTTGCTCAAATCTTCGCTGAAATATTGGGACTGTTTCGACTCTTTTCTAATTTGCTCACCCTTAGCGTTTACTCCCACCACCTCAAAGTTAAATGATAACAATTCTAACTTTTGCGACGTTTTAACTGAAACTGGAACTCTCTTTGATTGCATATTTTGATGTTTCATAATAAGATGTCAAGTAATGTATTGATGTCCCCAATGGTGCAGCTGAGGGCATCTGCCTCTATAAAGCGTATCTCACCACCTACACGATGAAAAGCCTGGGCCTTCTCCTTATCGAGGGGCCGCTCCTTATTAGTAAAGACTACCTCCTCCGTCTCCTGCTGTAGTGCGTAGTTGATAGCCGTACGATAGAGATCCTGGTCTATTACGTAGCGGAGGGCCGTTTCGTTAGGGTTAAGCTCATCTGTCACGTAACGGCGGCCCACTACTAAGAAGGGATTGTTCTGATAACGCACTACTAGAACAGTCCAATACATAGTGCCATAGCGTGTGCCCTGGGCCCACGGACTAGTAGCCACTACATTTATGGTGATGTTAGGAATAGCATCTTCTATACTCAGGAGAGTATAGAGGGATAACTCTGGGAAGACGAAGGGTAGTGCTGCTCTGTCTTGTCTAATGGCGGGCAGCGCCAATACAGTCTCAAGCAATATATTCTCCTGCTATCTCGTAGCATACTGTTAACGCGTGCTCGTATTTATATAGACCGCGCTCCTTTAACTTATCTGCTATCTGCTGGTATACATATAGACTGGCATCATATTTAGTTATGCCATCCTTATACTCTCGTGCTGCAATTAATTGATTAGTTATGCGGGGCAGCTTATCGACAGCATCGGGGGCATCCATAATATCCTTGAGGATACGACGAGCTTTCATGTAATTACTCATACGCAACATCGACTCCTTAGCAACAGCCAATGCTTCATCACTGTACCAGTCCCAGAAGTCTATCTCATCATTGATAAGAACTAGCTGATATACACCAGCTGGTTCTAGTACCATTGTTGAGTTCTTCATAAGCTTGTTATGACTAGTGACCTGTCCTAGGGCATCGTCAGAGAGATTGAGGGCTCTGAGAACATCCTTGGCGCTAACATAGCCTTCTATAAATTCTATGGGTAGGTTATTGTATTGTTGAATCAAGGCACACGCCTCCCTTGTATAGGCACTATTGACTATCATCAGCGCTGAGATTTGATGTATCAGCGCTGCTATCTGATCTACTAATGGTATTCTTATGGGGGGTGGGGGCCCAGGCTCCGTATCCCGTTGTGGCCTGGAGCCGCGTACCCGCTCCCATGATGATGTCCGCGATATTGGCGCCCCCTGCGTTGAATGGTATGATCTCTATCTGGCGGCCGCACACGGTGACCGACTCCTCGGGTTCTGGGGAGGAGATAGGTTTGGGTTGCACGAGAAGGTAGCCCGATTCTACCTCGTTGATGTTGATGGAGTTATGAATCAGGGCCCCGTCGTGCTGGTTGTTGGATGCGAGGTCGTGGATATCTCGCAGGCTGTCTACCTCTATACGTTGTAGTAGGGCCGACATTGCGGCTATCTTCTCGTGCTTGGGTATCAGTTTAGACCACTTCGCTATGCTGGTAGCTATGCCCTTGAGGTATCCTACTAAGCAGGCGAGGGCCCGCGCCTTAGTGGGTACATCCTTATCAGCTAAGAGCGGCTCTTCTAGTACTAGGCGCGGTATAGTGAGGCGGCTACTGAGGCGCTTAACGAGCCGGGCCCCATTGATTACTGCCAACACGGCTGTCTTCACAGTGCCTACGGATAGTAGGGGATCAGGAGAACTCACACGGCCCGATAGCATCTCATCTAGGTGGGAGCTAATGCCTAACTTCTCCATCTCATGGTGGGCAATCGTCGCGTGGCACTTGACGACGTCGTAGTTAATAACAGGGCTGGATATTAGCAGCACCTCTCTGAAGTTCCGACTAGCACCCTGGAGGCCGCCCCCCTTCTCGTACACGCGGAGCCCCTCGTGAGGCTGGGTCAGTTCCTGCGAATACTCTGCCTGACGTTTCGAGTAGTCGATACTCGTCACGCGCTCGAGTATACCCTGATAGCAGTTCAGGTTGTGAAGGTAGCGGGCCCGTTTACTAGCCAACTCGGCATCACTCAGGCTATCGCGAGTCCGCTCAATCCGATCTCGTTGTCGTATTAGCCATGCGATGCCGTAGCCCAAGTCAACCTGTGTTGGCGGAGCACTACTAAGCGGCTTGTTAAGCTTAGGAAGCGGGCGGCCATCTGCATCAACGAACCACTGATCCTGTAGTCGAGAGGGGCTCAATAGTATATCCTCTCCCTTCTCGATGAAGGTATTGATGATGTGCTCGTGGATACGGTAGCGGAAGCAGATCCCCTCCTTAACGTAGTAGGGGGCCCTCGTCATGAACGGCTCTACACTCTCCCAGCTATAATTTCTACAGTAGACGTGAATGAAGCTCTTACGAGGCAACGGCACCCCCTTCCACGCGTGGTAATCAGACTTAGCACGCATCTGGCGCTGGCACAAAAACGTGTGGATGAATAAACGCCGACTATCACTATCCATGCCAGCTGTTAGCTCGCGCAAATAATGATACTGACTAATAGTGAGTTTTAGATTAGTTTGGATGTACGGCATATATTCTCCACTTAATTTAATTTTAGCACGATCTAGCGGTTTAAACAAGATAATTCTACTAGACGCTGGATGATATCGTATAAATTCATTAGTTGAAGGTTTACTATTAGGGTCCGCCCATCTGTCAGCATAACCATATCTAGTCAACAACATATATGAAGAGAACTAAGAAGGGCAATGTAACGGCAGAAGCGCGGGCCGAGTACGGTACAGTGGGGGATAGATTCCCTATATTCGATAAGCGCAGCGCATTGAGTGCCATTAAACTGCGGGGCCACGGTAATCTAACTAAGCAGGAGAGAGCGCGTGTTATTAACAAGGCTGCTAAGTTTGTTCCTGAGGCAGCTCGAGCTGCTCGGGAGGCGGATCAACAACGCCCTCGTCGTAGTTAGAGAGGAGGAAGGTGTTAATCCAGTCTATATTGCTCTGGGTTAACTCTCTACCAGTCTCCTCGTAGTATTCTCGAAGGGCCAATACGCTTTGTATCCAATCGAGTTCTTTATCCGATACGCCCTGGGGGTCATCTAGGATCCAATTATTGTCGCGTAGTCTCTGAATCTGTTCTGGGGTCATGGTGATCTTTGAGAATTTGGCTTGCAGGGGAGAGAGGCTTACCATCTATAATATCGTCTATACTGCCGATTAATATAGAGGGGTCGCCCTTTTCATCGATTCTATCACGAGCGACAACTACATCTCCATTAGTAGCTAGGAAGATAGAGACATCTACATCATCATAAATATATGATAGGAAGTACATATCACCATCATTATCATCAGGCCGGCCTTCTCTAGTATTATTGTTTACTACGTAACTAGATCGATTGACATGAACTACAATAAATTTATTATCAGAATCTAGGCCTAGATTCTGATAGGCCTACGTCTTCACGATATCAATCGCGTTATCCTGCACTTTGTCTCCTCCCTTGTTTAAGTCTACCTATCTCGAGAGCATCACTGCCCATGATGTGGAGCTCCTTATTGCTATTAAGCAATAAGTGTCGCGTTCGTGCGCCGGGCCAATAGTAGTAATCGCCCCACTTTATCAACAGGCCTGTCTCGAGTATAGGCTCTATATTCTCTACTACTAATTGCATCTCTTCCTTAGTCATACCGAACTCACCATGGTTATGGCGGTCATAACTATCGCGCCGATAATGCTGAGTGCGACGAGCCCATACTCCTTTAACGGATTCAGAGTTAGTTATCATAGCCAGCTGACAATAATAGCGTAGATTACCCCCCGGCATATTGAGAGGGGTGCTCTCAACAAGACGGCGTATAGTAGGACTATAGTAGTGAATACGCCATTGGTCCACTGAATTCTTATCATTATAGAAGTCGGCCCCCCACGCGGCTATACCTAACTCGAGCACATTAGTTAGGTAGTATTTATTAGAGTTATCCTGACCACCACTCATCCTAGCATGTAACCGCGTATAGTTAGTGTGGGGCTCCATATCCTCGAACCAGAGTTGGATAAAGCGGCCTGCTTCCTCAGGGGTAGGTTTGTATAATGATAGGAACTGGTAGTCTGTCGCTCCCCATATAATGTCGGAGATCTGTGATGTTTTAGCTAGGTACATTAGAATTTCGCAATAGAATTGCCCCTCGTCGAATTAAATCCTGTTCTTGTTCAGGGGTGATCCCCGTTGCACCGATAAAGATAGCGTCTTCAATGTCAGCCCCTCTCAGGTTAGCTTTACTCAGGTCAGCCCCTTTTAGGTTAGCCTCAATCAGAATAGCTGCATTCAGGTCAGCCCCACTCAGGATAGCCCAACTCAGATCAGCCCAACTCAGAATAGCATCACTCAGAATAGCATCACTCAGGATAGCCTTAATCAGTTTAGCCCCACTCAGGTTAGCTTCTCTCAGGTCAGCTTCACTCAGGATAGCTTCACTCAGTTTAGCTTCTCTCAGGTCCGCTCCACTAAGGATAGCCCCTCTCAGATTAGCCCCTCTCAGGATAGCCCCACTCAGGTCCGCTTCACTCAGGATAGCCTTAATCAGCTTAGCCCCACTTAGGTTAGTCCAACTCAGGTCAGCCCTTCTCAGGTTAGCCTCAATCATTTTAGCCCAACTCAGGTCAGCCCAACTCAGGTCAGTCCTTCTCAGGTTAGACCTTCTCAGGTCCGCTCCACTCAGGTTAGTATTAATCAGTTTAGCCCAACTCAGGTCAGCCCCACTCAGGTCAGCTCTTATTAGTTTAGCTCCACTCAGGTCAGCCCTTCTTAATTTAGCCCCCCACAGGTTAGCCTCACTCAGATCTGCCCCACTCAGATCAGCCTTAATCATTTTAGTCTCACTCAGTTTAGCCCCTCTCAGAATAGCTCCACTCAGTTTAGCTTCTCTCAGGTCCGCCTTACTCAGGTCAGCCCCAATCAGGTTAGCCCCACTTAAATCAACTTGTTGTAGAGTTGTCTTATCGATTGTTCCCTCTCGAATTGCCTTAATTAATTCGTCTTTTTCAATAACTTCAATAACTTTTGCATCTGTAGTGAACTCGACTTTTGTGACAATAATTTCGTGCATATCGTCTGATTTAAATTCATTGAGAAGAGCTTGCAATTCCCCCGATTGATGTAAATCTGCTAGGTGCTTTAAGCCCTCTTCTGAACCTTCTAAAAATAACCGAATAGTGCCTTTAAGTTTCATAATTCTTTAGCTTTGGGAGGAAGTTTAACTGGTTCTGGCTCTTGAATTTGTACTCATGTGTTTTACTTCTTATTTTATTACACCTTAAGATTTTCTAGATTAAGATATTCTAAGCTAAGAAAATATACGCAAGACATCTCTCCTTCTACAAATATAATTGAAGCTATTGCAATAGCTACTGCGAAAAGATTAGTATTCTTTCCATTGGCAATAGTGCGGTTGTAACAATGTTTAAGCAATGCTGAAAACTGTGGTTTTTGTTTTGCTTCATTGACTAAATCAGCGATAAAATCTTTTGTTGATTTAGGTAAATTAACATAAACACTTTTGATTTCTATTGTAGCTCCGTAACTAATCATTTTTTACTCCTTGCATGTGTTGGGGTTGTAAGTTAGTTCCTAGATGTAAGATGTTCCGTACCTTTCTTTATAGTCCCCCTCTACTACAAAATTAGAGGCTATCGCTATACCTTTCATAAACAAGTTGGCATCTGTATGTTATTTTTCTCGCAATAGAATTGCCCCTCGTCGAATTAAATCCTGTATTTGTTTAGAGGTAATACCTGTTGCATCGATAAAGATAGCGTTTTCAACATCAGCCCCACTCAGGTCAGCCTCTCTCAGATCAGCCTCCCACAGGTTAGCCCCACTCAAGTTAGCCTCAATCAGGTTAGCCTCAATCAGGTCAGCCTCCCACAGGTTAGCACTATTCAGCTTAGCCCCACTTAGAGTAGCCCTACTCAGATTAGCCCCTCTCAGGTCAGCCCCACTTAGAATAGCCCCATTCAGATCAGCCCTACTCAAATTAGCATCACTCAGGATAGCCCAACTCAGGTCAGCCCCACTTAGAATAGCCCCTTTCAGGTCAGCTCCACTTAGGATCGCCTCACTCAGGTCAGCCCCACTTAAATCAACTTGTTGTAAAGTTGTCTTATCAATTGTTCCTTCTCGAATTGCCTTAATTAATTCGGCTTTTTCAATAACTTTTGCATTTGTAGTGAACTCTACTTTTGCGACGACAATTTCGGATATATCGTCTGATTTAACATTGAGAAAGGCTTGCAATTCCCCCGATTGATGTAAATCTGCCAGGCGCTGGAGTCCATCTTCTGAACCTTCTAAAAATAGCCGAATAGTGCCTTTAGGTTTCATAGTAGGCTTAATATACGGTTGCTCGAAAAGTTGCGGTTTAATGCTCATTTATTTACTCCTATGGTTATTTATTATTACTGATAACTAATAACTGATAAGAACTGGTAGTCTGTGGCTCCCCATATAATGCTGGATATCTGCAATGTTTTAGTTAGGTATATTAGGATTGTAAGTTAGTCCCCAGATATGTGACGTTCCGTACCTTTCTTTATAGTCTCCCTCTACTACAAAATTAGAGGCTACTGCTATAGAAAGCATAAACAAGTTAGCATCTTTTTTCAATTGTTTAGGGGTAGAAACGCCTGTTAAAAATGTGACAACAAATAACCAAGCTTTAAAAGCTACAAACAAAATCCAATCTTTTTTGACATCATTAGCATCATTGACATCATTGTATTTTAATTGTACGAATGTATCCATTACACTGTCTTTAATTGAGGCTTCATAGAATTGTTCTAAGTATTTTGACTTAGGATTCTGTTTTGCTTCTAATACTAAAGCATCAACGTATTGTTTAGCCTCGGTAGGTAAGCTATCATATTGTTTCCGAACTTGCATTGCGCGCTGAATGTCCATTGGTTTAATCCTGTTTTACTTTATGTAGTCCCAGTTTTATTAATTGTATTGTTATTATTTCCTCATACCAGCCTTTTTCTACTAGAAAGATTGACGCTAGTGTCAGAGATTGTCTAAAAATATGTGGATATTTTCTGAGAGAAGGGGGAACAGTAACTCCTGTACACACAGGCATAATAATAGTTGTAAAACACCAAAGTATAAACTGGTTAAGAAAGGAAAGATTACACTTGTCACTAGATAAATACGGATAGATGTGCCCTTGCTGTATATCTCCTTTCCACCACCAGATTAGTATATTATTAGTTACTTGGTTAGTTTGAGATGCTTTTAACAAATCATTGATCCAATCTCGTGACTCAAGGGATAGCTCAAGATACTTATTTTTAATCATGAGCTTGAATAGTCGATCTTTGAATTGAGGATTAATGTTAATGTTCATTGGTTTACTCCTGTTTTAGGTTATTTTTGTTTGTTTTACTTTATGTAGTCCCAGTTTTACTCTTTAGTTGTATTGTTGATTATTTCCTCATACCAGCCTTTTTCTACTAGAAAAATTGACGCTAGTGTTAAAGCTTTTCTGAAAAGATCAAAGTCTTTTCTAAGAGGAGAAGGAATAGTAACTCCTGTACATATAGGCATAAGAACAGTTATAACCCAAAATTTAAACTGATTAAGAAAAGAAAGATTCCATTTATCATCGGATAAGTACGCGATGTTTCCTTTTTGTATATCCCCTTTCCACCACCAGATTAATATCTCATTAGTTACTTGGCTGGTTTCAGATGCTTTCAATAAATTATCGATCCAATCTTGTGTCTCAAGAGATAATTCGAGATATTTATCTCGAACTATAATTTTGTACAGTCGCTCTTCATAATTCTGGCTAAGGTTCATTGGTTTACTCCCTAATTGTGTTGGTTTTTGCTGATAACTGATAACCAAAATTAAACTATTAGCATTTATCAACTGTCCTTTTTATTATCTCATCTGCTTGATCCATCATTATTAATGCAAAAGGTCAAAAGCATCTTGGTTACCTTGTCTTAATGCCATTAACTCTTCTGGGTTATATTTCATGAAAAGACGTAAATTAGTAGCCACGATAGATAAAGCTTTAACTTGTCACTCTAAACTCCAATCTTTCATTAATTCTTCCTGATGTGTCATTAATCTACTCCTAATAGTTTTTATTAGCTATTGATAAATTACTTTCATCGTCCAGGAAAACGCTAGGATGTACGCTAGGAAAAGAAAAAAAAGTTAACCACGGACACTGATAAAGGAAACGCTGACCACGAAACCACGGAAAACGCCTCCAATATTTTATTGGCCTTGCTATTAATCGATATTGTTGCCCTAAAAAGATAAAATCCGTGATGTCATTTTTTGGGGATTGAAGCATCTTGGTTATTTTGAAAACTGGGAACATAGACATTAATTTACTCCTGTGGTTATTTATTTTTTCGAGTATTGATAAAATCTTCAAGAGCTTCAATAAACCCAAGAAAAAAGCCCATTGTATAAAACATAATACAAGTAACAGTTAGCATAAGTATTGTGAATATTACAATACTTACAATAGATAAAATGACAGTAGAAATAATATTCATGGTTGTTAATTAGCGCAACTAGGTTTGGTTGAAAATACTAACTGATAACTGGTAACTAATTACCTACCAAATAAAAAAGATGCAATGCCAAGTAAATATACCCATTCTTCTTCAAGCATTAATTCTGTTTTAAAAGGATCGGCCATATCAAATAAACAAAAGTCAACTTCATCTATACGATCACCGTTGTAATATAGCTCAATATTAGTATTTGGAAATACTGTCATGTATGCAAATTTAAACGTGGCATTTTGGCGATTTTCGCACGTTAATGTAGCTGAATGATTTGGATTCTCCCAAGGAATACGATCTCTAAAGTTTTGATAAGTTACTTTTAATTTCCAGTCGATAATTGAGGGAAAGTCTTCCTTAAAATGATTTTCCTTCACCCATTTAGCGATTTCATCTATTATCCATCCTTGATCCTTTTGGATAAAATAATGAATACCCTCTGAATATCGAAACGGATAAATTAACTTTGTTTCGTACCAGTCCAGCTTAAATTCTTGCGGTTCCGAGTTAATCTTAGGAAATTGTCCTATGTCTATCATTGTCATTGCTTTACTCCTGAATAATTTATTTTATTGGTAAATGATAGATGCTAAATTTAAACCAATAGTTGAAGCGTAATTATACAAGCAATTTAAAAACCTTTCTTTTTGAAGATTATCTAAATAATTTAGATAATCTATCATGTCAGAAAGCTTTAAGTCTCTGCAAGTATTGTAAGGTATTACAGGTAGGTTATATTCTCCCATTTCACTCCATTCAATATGAATACACATGACACCTAACTCCTAATAGTTTTTACTAATTGCTGATAACTGATTGATTAATCACAGACTACCCGAAAGCCAAGAGTGTTGAGGCTGTCGCGGCCGTTGACGTTGCCGCGACTTGCGGATTGGCAGTAAGTAGGATAGTTGCCCCAAGAACCGCCCCGCATAAAACCTTCTTCACACCATTCCCAGACATTACCGTGCATATCGTACAGTCCCCAAGTATTAGGCCTTTTTTGCCCTACAGGATGGGTTGTTCCCTGAGAATTGTCGAAATACCAAGCGTAATCTTCTAACTGATGATAAATATTGCCGAAATACCAACCAGTAGTTGTGTTTGCCCGACAAGCATACTCCCACTCTGATTCCGTCGGTAAGCGGTAATTCTTACCAGTTACTTGACTTAGTTCTTGACAAAAAACTATAGCGTCGTTATAGCTAACTTGTTCTACTGGATTCTGAGGATTACCTAATTGTCATTTTACTCCTAAGTATTTTGTTTTTGACGGATGATAACTAACTACTGATAACTAAAATTTAAACCAGTCAACTGTTGTTTTAGGTTTTGGCAGTGTCGTCCAGTCGATAACCTTGCTAAGTTCGGCAATTAAAATCGTTCGATTCCATTGTTGTTTTGGAATCCTGTATTCATATGCTAATTTTCTTAATTCGGTCATTTTTAGGAAACTTAGTCGATAATGAGCTATATCCTGCAACATATTTTTACTCTTGTTGATTTGTCGATAATAACTGATAACTGATAACTGATAACTGATAACTGATAACTGATAAATAACTGATTAGTAACTAATTGTCACAGACTACCCGAAAACCGAGAGTGTTGAGGCTGTCGCCGTGGCCGAAGTCATCGCTAATCACGGAACGGCAGAAATAAGGAATGTCGCCCCAGGAACCGCCCCGCAGACACTTATCAATACACCATTCCCAAACGTTACCGTGCATATCGTACAATCCCCAGGCATTGGATAGCTTTAATCCTACGGGATGAGTTGTACCCTCAGAATTTCCGCAATACCAAGCGTAATCTTCTAACTGATTGACATCATCACCGAAATAATACTTAGTAGTAGTTCCTGCACGACAGGCATATTCCCATTCCGCTTCCGTCGGTAGGCGATAGGTTTTTCCTGTTATTTGACTTAATTTTTGACAAAAAACTTGAGCATCATCATAACTAACACTTTCCACTGGATTCTGAGGATTGCCTTGAAAATGGGAAGGATTAGTTCCTATAATTGTCATTTTACTCCTAAGTATTTTGTTTTTGACGGATGATAACTAACTACTGATAACTAAAATTTAAACCAGTCAACTGTTGTTTTAGGTTTTGGCAGTGTCGTCCAGTCTATAACCTTGCTAAGTTCGGCAATTAAAATTGTCCGATTCCATCGTTGTGTTGGAAGTCCATATTCAGATGCTAATTTTCTTAATTCGGTCATTTTCAAAAAACTTAGTCGATAATGAGCTATATCCTGCAACATATTTTTTACTCCTGTTAAGTTGTTGATAGCAACTAATAACTGATAACTGATAATTAATTGATTAGTTGCTAATTGTCACAGACTACCCGAAAACCATTAGTGCAGTATTTGAAGTCACCGAAAGAGTTTATGCAAAACGTAGAGTCGCAACATCCATCATGGGATAGATAGGAGCCACCCCGTAGTATTTCACTTTGACACCATTCGTAAACATTGCCACTCATATCGTATAATCCCCAAGCATTAGGTAATTTTTGTCCTACAGGATGAGTTGTGTCTTCAGAATTTCCACCATACCAAGCGTAATCTCCTGATTGGCGATAATTATTACCAAAATACCAGCGAGTAGTAGTCCCCGCGCGGCAAGCATATTCCCACTCTGATTCTGTGGGTAAGCGGTAATTCTTACCAGTCACTTGACTTAGTTCTTGACAAAAAGCTATGGCATTGTTATAACTAACACTTTCCACTGGATTCTGAGGATTGCCTTGAAAGTGGGAAGGATTAGTTCCTATTACCGCTTCATATTGTGCCTGAGTCACTGGATATTTTCCTATTGCAAAAGTTGCGTCAGGAACTTTTACCATTTCAATCTGAATTGCGAGTTTAGGGTCCAAACCCGCAAGTTTAGCTAATTCAACCAGATCATCTGTATCTGCATCAGCAAGACGCAGATGCAGTTCTTCAACTTCTCGAATAAAATCTGTATCACTCATTTTTGCTTCTAAATAATTGTTAGTTGACAACTAATAGCTGATAGCCAAGCGAACGCAGAGTTAAGAACTGTAATCATCTATGTGATCCAGAGACGTTTGAAAACCAGACCAGTATATAGCGGTCAGAAGCTTTCCTTTTTCCTCTTTAGTCTGTAGATTCTCTAGGTATTCTATTACTTCAAATAAAATCATGTCTTTATACGGTTCAGGCAACTGTGCTTCCCACATCTCCTCAGCTAATAGTATTGGTCTAATAGTTTCTGCCACTCGAAAACCGATACTGTCGTAGCGGCTGCCGCGGCGTATGTAGTCGATGCGAAACGAACGGAAGTTAAGAGGATCGGTGCAGTAGGAACCGCCTCGTATTACAACCTGCTGGCACCATTCCCAGACGTTGCCGCGCATATCATAAAGTCCCCAAGCATTGGGCTTCTTCTGTCCTACAGGATGAGTTGTCTGCTGAGAATTTCCTTTATACCAAGCATAATCTCCATAATAGTCGCTAGTTGTCCCCGCACGATAGGCATATTCCCATTCAGCCTCCGTTGGTAAGCGATATTGTTTCCCTGTTGCTTTACTTAATTTCTGGCAAAAAGTTTCAGCATCATCATAGCTGACATTTTCTACTGGATTTTGAGGATTACCTTGAAAATAAGATGGATTAACTCCCATTACCGCCTGATATTGTACCTGAGTCACTGGATATTTGCCAATCCTAAAACTTTTAATTTCTTGACTCGCTGGTATCTCTACCATTTTAATTGCCATTTCTTACTCCTAAGTGCTTTATTTTAACAACTGATAGCTAACTTTTTGGGAGGGGCCCTACCCTAATCATCTTAATCATCCAGACACGCTTGAAACCCTGACCAGTATATAGCAGTTATAAACTTCTCTTTTTCCTCTTTAGTCTGCATAGTCTCTAGATATTCTACTACTTCAGATAAAATCATATCTTTATACGGTTCAGGTAACTGCGCTTCCCACATCTCTTCAGCTAATAGTGTTGGTCTAATAGTTTGTACTACCCGAAAACCGCCATTGTTGAAGCGGAGCCCGCTGGGAGGGCTGCTGTCGCGATTCGCGGAACGGCATAAATAAGGAAGGTCGTTCCAGGAACCGCCCCGCAGACAACCATCTTCACACCATTCCCAGACGTTGCCAATCATGTCATAGAGTCCCCAAGCATTAGGTAATTTTTGCCCTACAGGATGGGTTATCAGCCAAGCATTAGGTGATTTTGCTGCGCCTACAGGATAGGTTATCAGCCCAGAGTTGTCTTCGTACCAGGCGTAATCTCCTAATTGATTAGCATCATCTCCGAAATAATAGTCAGTAGTAGTCCCAGCACGACAGGCATATTCCCATTCCTCTTGTGTAGGGAGACGATACTTATGGCTAGTCACTCCATTTAATTTTATGCAAAAGGCTTGAGCGTCTTCCCAACTAACCATTTCTACTGGATTTTGCGGATTACCTTGAAAATAAGATGGATTAACTCCCATTACCGCCTGATATTGCTCCTGAGTCACTGGATATTTACCAATCTCAAAACTACCGATTTTTTGATCCTGACTTGATGGTACCTCTACCATTTCAATTTTAATCATCATTTTTACTCCTAGCTTTGTTTTTACTGATAACTAATAACCAACTGACGCTAAAAGATAATCAAAGCAACTTAAATCCTTTTTTTGTGCCTTTGTCCGATCCAAATTCTCGCACAGCACCTTTTAGGGATTCTCTTACAGAAGCCCTTGACATTCTAGACTTTTTCCCTAGTTCCCAATTGACTACACTTGCATTTCCACAAGCGTCAACACTTTCAAGACTCTCAAACCAACCGTCGTTTGTGTGAGCGTAAGATACCATTACAGCACCATTAGGAAACAGGGTGCCACTAAATTGATATTCAGTATCGTCAAAGTCTTTAGCGAGAAAAGTGACTTGTTGAATGATCATTATTTTTACTGCTGATAACTAATAATTGACTAATTGTCACAGACTACCCGAAAACCGAGATTGTTGTTTTGGTAGTCGCGGCGATAGTTGTCGTAATGGCAGTAAGCGGAACGGCAGAGATCAGGATCGCTGTACCAAGAACCCCCCCGATTCACGCCGTCTTCGCACCACTCCCAAACATTGCCGCTCATGTCATAAAGTCCCCAAGCATTGGGTTTTTTCTGTCCCACAGAATGAGTTGTCCCCTGAGAATTTGCGTAATACCAAGCGTAATCTTCTAATTGATTAGCATCATCACCGAAATAAAAGCGAGTAGTAGTCCCTGCACGACAAGCATACTCCCATTCCGCTTCTGTGGGGAGGCGATAGGTTTTCCCGGTTATTTGACTCAATTTTTGGCAAAAGGCTTGAGCATCATTCCAACTAACCTTTTCTACCGGATTTTGGGGATTGTTTTGAAACCGAGAGGGATTGTTTCCCATTACTGCTTCATATTGCGCCTGAGTAATTGGATATTTCCCAATCGCAAAACTACTAATTCCTTGATCCTGACTTGATGGTATCTCTACCATTTCAATTTTAATCATTATTTTTACTCCTAAGATATAACTGATAAATAATTGATTAGTAACTAATTATCACAAACTACCCGAAAACCGTAAGCGTTGAAGTTGTCGTTGCGGCGGACGTTAAAGAAGTCGCGAATCGCGGTACGGCAGTTATTAGGAAAGTCGGCCCAGGAACCGCCCCGCAGCACAACTTCTTGGCACCACTCCTCAATATTGCCGTGCATATCATAGAGTCCCCAAGCATTAGGTAATTTTTGCCCTACAGGATGGGTTGTTTCCTGAGAATTTCCCCAATACCAAGCGTAATCTCCTAATTGATTAGCATCATTACCAAAATAATAGACAGTATCAGTTCCCGCACGGCAAGCATACTCCCATTCCGCTTCTGTCGGTAAGCGATAAGTTTTGCCGGTCATTTCACTCAATTTCTGACAAAAAACTTGGGCATTGTTCCAACTTACACTTTCCACTGGATTTTGAGGATTGTCTTGAAACCAAGAGGGATTGGTTCCCATTACTGCTTCATATTGTTCCTGAGTCACTGGATATTTACCAATCGCAAAACTACTGATTTTTTGATCCTGACTTGGTGGTACCTCTACCATTTCAATTTTAATTGTCATTTCTTACTCCTAGTTTTGTTTTTGATGGATGATAACTGATAACTGGAAACTGGCATCTAACTAATTTCTATACTGTCAGCAAAGCCATAAATATCCATAAAATGCTCTTTCCATTCCTCTGATTCATTTTTTAGTCGCTTATTTTCCTGTTGCAGTAGCCAAACCGAGGATTCTAAATCGTGAACTTTTTGTTTTAAGTTGCCAATCCATGCTTCGTTGTATTCTTTGCTCTGCTCTAATTCTTGATTTTTTTCTCCAGAATTTCATTTTTTGTTTCTAGTTCCTCAACTAATTTGCTTAAGGTAGAAGCTTTGGTATGTATAGTTTGTGAGTGGCGTATTAAACTAACAGTCCAATCATGCAGTCCAGAAGATTCATCTATAGGTACAGGTTCAGGTTTACTCAGCAGCATATCGACACTGTCAGAGAGCGATAATTCATCATCGGTTTTTAATTTATTGTCAGATTCCTGATTTTCTGGCGTGTACTTGCAATAATCTAAATAGTCCCACAGGTCATAAGGAAAAAGAAACTCCCGAACTTCTTCACTAAAATCTTCTAGAGCGTCAAAAAGCTTTTGAGTATCATAACCTGCTAAGTAAACACCTTGTTTTTTGACAGTGAGGTAATCACCGTTATCAGTCACTGATAATATCACGTGGCCTCCCTCAAAATATCTTTGGTTAATTTCATTGAGATTGTTTTCGATACGCTTGATAAGCGTCGTTCTTTCGTAAAAATTAATAGAAGTCATGTCTTGTTACCTCTTGTGTGTTTGTTTACTTGATCCTGTCTTACGATATTCTCCCAGAAATATCAACTATTTGAGAGAATTATTTCTGTTAATCCCTTGCTTTTTGATTATCTCAGGATGCTTATCACAGATTAAAGCTATTCTTGTCAGCGGTACGTCTGATAGAGAGTGATCTTGTAACTTAACAATATTTAAGACAGAAGATTTTAAAACTTCAAAATCTTCTGATCTAAGAAACATAATTAAGATTATAAAGTTGCAAATCACTCTTGAGGTAAAAAGAAAAATCCTTTAATTGATGGAAGACAATTAAAATTAACAGGCAAAAAAACAACTTTTATACCATCGCAATACCAGCCATCATCATGTAAAAAAGTAAATCTTTTATCAAGATTAGCACCTTTGGTATAAATACACTTACTTTTGATGTACTCAAGTACATCTTGCGCTTTTTCTATGCAGTCATCAAAAGCTTTTTCTATTTGATGTGGTTGATATGGTCCGATAATAATTTCTTGACTATCGACCCGGCAACATTCAGCGTAAAACTCCCCTAAGATACCGCTAAGACTAGGATGCAAGTAGATCGTTTCTTCATTTCTAGTAGCCGTAGCAGGAACGACAGCGACAACAGAATCCGTCCAGACATCTTTTAAAGAACACCAAGAATCAAACTTAATATTATCTGTATCGACAAAACCTTGTTTGCTTAATGCCCATTTTATAGTTTTTTCACAGGGATTACCGTCTTCCCCGATAAAAGGAGGTTTTGCGTTCCACATATTAGCTAACGATACCGTTTTTGCGCCCAATCTTTTGTATATGTTCATAATCTTTGTTAATGCTAGTGTTAACATAAAACGGGAAATTATTCCCGTTTTGACTTAATTGCTTGTTACTAAATGCTGTAAAAGTGATAGCCACCTTTTATAGCCTCTACGCTGAAATGAGCGTTATTGTGTTTGTAAGCATCGTATATCTCTTTCGCCGTCGGCAACTCTAGAGACAAATCAACTAAAGCCGTCACGCTGTAGAGTGTGTCGTGGATGCCACGAGCTAAACCTCCCGCAGGAACCATAACTAGCTCTGAAACATAGATAGTGGTGTAATCTAGAACGTCAGTCATATTATGACCGTGTTTTGTGTGAATAGCCTTTGTTATAAAACTAGCCACGCATAGTTTTAGTTAGTGCGTGCCTGCCTAATACCTGCCTAATCCTGTATGTGTAAATTACAATCAACGATGTCTCTTATGAGCCCACCAATTACTATAGTAATAACGGATACGCCCAGCGACCTCATCGCTGTAGATGGAGGTAATCTATCAGAGGCTGCTAGTGCTATTGGTATACGTGACAAGATAGGTAGCCTTCAGGGAGAACAGCGACTAAGTGCATTAGTGCTTAAAGATGTTCCTCCTGGCCCGCCTGGTCCGCCTCTATTAATTAAAGGTAATCTTAATTCTGCAGGCGATCTGCCTACTAACCCCTCTATAGGACATGGTTACCTAATTCAAGGTATTCTTTACACTTGGTCGGGTATAGAGTGGATTAATGGCGGACAACTACAGGGCCCTATTGGGCTATCCGCTTATCAAGTAGCCCTGAGCAACGGTTTTGTTGGAACTGAACAAGACTGGCTAGAAAGCTTAAAAAAACAATGGAATAGCACTAACTGGTAGAATTTATGACAACTTTTAAAGCATTTCGAGAAACGGCACTCCCTGGAACTCTTCAGCCTTATGCGATATATTTTGTAGCTCCGGCATCAAAGCCGAATTATGTCGAAATTTACGTTTCCGATGCTACTGGCTCTTCTGCCAAAAGAGTTCTCACTGACACTGATATTCAGGCATTAATTAACGCTTCGATTTCTGGTTTAGGCGGGGAAATGCCAGTCGTAGCTGATATAGCAGCAAGAAATGCTTTAGCTTCGACACTCACCAGAGACACTCAGGTTTTAGTGTTAAATGCAACTGGAGATTCCACAGTAACAAGTGGTGCAGCCACTTATTTGTACCGATTTTCTACGACTTCTTGGATTAAATTAAACGAAGCTGAATCAATGGATTTAGTTTTGCAGTGGGCAAATATTCAAGGTCGACCAACTAGCTCGGCTTCTGCTATTGATGCGGCCGTGAGTAATAGCCATACCCATACCAATAAAACTCAGCTTGATAAAATTGGGGAAAATGCTAATGGCTTGTTAACTTATAGCAATTTGCTTCCTACAACAGGCTGGAATAGTGTAGCTTGGTAAGATGAGTGAATTTAGAGCACAAAAAGTAATCAGCAGTTTGCCCGCGTTACAAGCAAATACTCTTTATTTTGTCAGAACGGGTGACGGGTTTGATTTATTTTGTAGTGATCAAACTGGTAGCGTTGCTCACAAACTAAACGATGGAGATGCACGCATTCAGCGAGAACCTTTTTTATTGCGAGGTGCAAACACTGGCAGTGTGGCCATTACTTTGCCTATTTTTTACACGGAGAATATAACGTTACTGAGGATTGTAAACGCTCAAAATACTTTAACAGGATCTAGCGGAAGTGCTGTAGTTAACCTGCTTTTTGGTAGTGGGGCGAGTTTTACTACGATTCCGGGATTAGGCAGCAGAACGATCACGACAAGCCCTACGAATCATTCAGTTAGTGGTAATGGGCAATTAATCACTGCTGCTCAACAGATACGAATCGAATTTGCTTCTTTTACAAGTGGACCCGTTGACGTTGGCTTAACATTTGAATATTCACGAGGATAATTATGTCTAATAGCTTGACCGCTCAAAGTTTATTTTTAAATAGCCCTGATTATTTGGAAAGATACCAAATTGCTTTAACAAATGTAGCTGGGACTTTTAATGAAGTATCAACTAATCAAGCTTTCTTTGATAGCCAGATTAAGCCTAGCTTGATTAATGATCAATCCGTCAAGGTTTATGTTTACAAAAGGATTTTGTCAGAAATGATCGTTTTTAATCCTTATGTTAAGTTAAATGTAGCTAAGTTAGGCATGACCGCCGCTGTGTTCGGAGAAACCCCAAGACTTGCGGTTTCTGTTGATAATGAAGGGAAATTAAATCCGATTGCTGAATCGGCAATTTTACAAGCAGTGACAGAACAATTCAATGACGACAATTTGTTATCTCAATTGTTAAGTCAAGATATCCTTAAAATAACAGCACTTTTTAACTAGCTATGCTAATAATTGATGCCAGTCCTCAGTTATTTAATCCTCTTATAGCCAGTCCTTTGCTGTGGCTAGATGGATTTGATTCAGCTACTTATTCAAATGGAATCTGGGCGGACAAAAGTGGATTTGGCAGAAATTTTTCTGGCGGCTTTGTTAATTTTCGTCCAAGTTTTTTGTCAAACGGAATTAATAGCCGAGGAAGTTTATCTTTTGATGGGGTAAATGATCGTTTGCAAAGGATTCCTGAAGCATGGGCTTATCAATACCCACTCACGATATTTGTCCTCTTTCGGGCTTCAAGTTATGTGCCTTATAGTTCTTTGCTAGATTTTTATGGAGATGTATCCGGTATTACCGCTGGGTATACTTTATTAATCAAAAATAACTTAAGAAGTGCGATTTATTGCACGAGTACGAGTGGACAACCTAATTATGATGGCAGTGGAGCCGTGAGTTATTCTTTGAATGAAACTCACCTTTTTGTAGCCACAATTACTAATAATAGAATCGAATCTTGGGGGAATGGTGCTGCGGACGGACTTTTTTCTTTCACCCAAACATTAAGGACTAATCTAGGAACCAGCCCTCTAATAATAGGAGCTAGTACTCTCTTTACTCGATACAATCCTGTTTTGAAAGCGACAGTATTTATTGTACCTAGTGATTTGAGTGCTACTAGAAGGCAAGTCCTTGAAGGGCATTTCGCCTGGGAAGCGGGAATAGGTTCGCGGCTTCCTACAAATCATCCTTTTAGGACGACTCGACCTTTACCTAGTAATTGGGTGTAATGTATCTAATTTTAAATATCATCCCATCCACTTAATCCAGAAGACATGATATAGCTGGTGACAATCTCAGGGTTAGAGGATTGATAAAAAGGTACTTTCTGCAAATCAAAAACGCGCCTTCTCTACTTTTTCAGAAGCAATTCTGTCTAAGCAAGTAATCTCTGTGAACCAAGAATCCCCGCTCTAAAAAGACGGGGAGTGTCAGTGCATGCTTCTAAACAGCGAGCAGTAGAGTGATATTCTAGAAGCAGATAGAATGCTTGATATAATGAATGCTAATCATACAGCCGCATAGGAAGATTATAGAGTAACTATCTGTTTAATTAATAGCACACAAATTGACTCGTGTGCTATTAATAGTTGTATGCTATTATTAGAATAGTTACTTTAGAATTTAAATATGCCAGTTGCACTACCAGATTTATCTACGGCCATACTTAAGGAGTACCCTAATTGCGCGGGCCCTATACTAGATCAATTAGTTCATTGGGTTGATGAATACGAACTTACCTGGGTACCTGATAGAGACGGTAAAGATGCTTACTTCTTAATGCCTGAAATAGCGCAAAGACTCAAGATGTCGGTTAGCAATGTCAGGAACTTATTTAACCCTATTGTGCGCGCCTGGGCAGATAAACCTGGCCTACCTAAACCGCGTTTGATTAAATTAGATGCTGTAGCTATTAAACTATTTCAAAGAGCACTATATACTTATTACGATGTCAATTACTATAATAATCACTTATGGGTATGTAATTGGACAGCGGCTTATGGGCGCATAGCTCTCTATAATAACATTAGGCTGGGCCCCACTCTCTCTCGCAGTGTAGAGGGAAGTAAGACAATACCTGCACCATCTATACGTAACGTAGGCCCCACTTATAACTCTGAGCTTGAGATACAGATGGATCTAGTATTATTAGCTAGTTATACTACTAACCCCTTCACTAGGGAGTTAACAGTAATCAACACACTAGAGAGTCGGGCCCGCACTCGTCGCTTTGATCTATGCCGTTCTAGTAATGGTAAGACACAGGTCATTGAGATTAAGATTAACCCTATTGGCGTAGAGGACGTAGTATCTACTATAGCTGATAAGGGTTATATAGAACTGGCCACTAACCACTTCGACACGCCAGTTGAGTTCATATTTGTGGGGCCCAGCATTACCCCTCAAGCACAACGTCTATTGCACGAGCCTGTTTCATTTATGACTGTACGACAGTTGCGCGATATGCTATTCCAAGAAGCACTAGATAACACTCCTGCTGAAGGTCATTGGTATATACATAAGTGCAAGGAGATGCTACCCCGCTTATGGAGCTGATTGGCTATTGATATCCCTCCCTCCCTGCTGGCAGGGAGGGAGGGGATTGATTGTATGTAGTTGAGAGTGAGGCGGGCCCCTCGTGATATACTATACTGTGCCGTATACACGCCTCTTATCAACGTAGTAGTTTATCTGTATATGCCGTTGGCACTATTAGTGCCGTAGAGCCATCAGTATATACTAACTTATGCAATCTGATCATAAACCCATCCTCGTGTTCTGTATACTGTAGCTTCAGTGTGTCGAACAGGTATCTCATCAGCTGGGCACTGCGGGCCTCATTATTGGGCCACATCACCATATTAATCTCTACGCTGATGATGTGCTTTGTGAAGCACGCGTACTTCTTAATGTTGATCTGTTCGTCTGGTGATGGATATAAGGCGTAAGAGGTTAATACTTTCATAGCTCTCCTTAGTATTGTAGATTGTATCCCTAATGGGGGGGCCTATATTAATTCTGAATGCAGGATAGCGGGATCGAACCGCTCTAAGCCGTCTTATGAGGACGGTGCCTCCACCTATCGGCCAATCCTGCTTGTGGTGCGACCCTAACTGGGGGGCCGCGTTTATCTAGTATGCCCGTTACTTACCCTTTCTGATTAACCTCTTTGTATTCCTGTCCCACGCCGCTACATAGAAACTATGTAACAGCCTGTTAAGCAAAATTACAAGGAAGATTAATCCACCAATCTGCGAAAGCAATAAAATCACCATCTTCCTCCTGAGTTTAATCCTCTATAAGGTTTACCGTATGCAGGATAGTGGAGTCGGTTACATCATTCTACCTATCCTTATTGTGGCGCGGGCCTCGTTATTATGGCGCGGGCCTCGTTCTATATACTACAACTATTAAGTCTACAGTGTTATAGCCTAGATGTAGAGTAGTGTAACACACTACTACATGTATCGTCGGCGGGCTCTCCAGCAGACATGATTGATACCCATACCAGCGCTATGACGTATATTAACGCGACAAGGCCCCATCTATCGCGGGGCCCTACTTTAGGAATTAGATACATCAGGAATACTATGTACACGGTAAAGACTGCATTTAATGCTAATACTGTTATTGACATGCAATTATCTCCTTAATAATTAAGTGGGGACTCCCTACTACTTACTCTTGTCTATCTCTCTGGCTCGCATTTGATAGCTTAATGTTTATTTAAATATGGTTAAATATGGCGATATTTGCCGTATTTTCATCGCTGTATTAAAAACCACAATTATTATTGTTTGAATTGTTACATACTCTAACTGTATGTTATGGGCATATTTATCTGAGGTGAGAGAAGCTGTGGAATATTTAATTGATAAGTATAACTTATCAATATACAATACTACACTATATACTAAGTGACGCTAGCATAGATTACAATCAATAGTTAATAGGTTTGTCTCAGGGGGTAGAATGGCACTTTGATAGTCATTGATAAACTATTCTTATATAGCGTTGTGGGTTTTGCCCTAACGCTGTATGCAGAATAGCGGAATCGAACCACTTTAAGCCGTCTTATGAGGACGGTGCCTATACCAATCGGCCAATTCTGCTTATTGGGAGACCGTAGCTGTGGTCTCATAGTCTATTATTTAGTAGGTGCTCCTATGGGAGGCCTCGCTTGTGCTAAGGCCCCTAACCCGTAGTAGTGGCCCGCGGGCTTATCACCCCTCATATTGAGCTATTACTTGCTCGAGGGCCATGGATAGTGCGGGCCCGCACTATAACTCTACACGGTAGCTTATCACGCTATTGACCTTGATCTTCTCGTTCTTGAACTAATCACAACTGCGTTAGGCTCGAATTCACCGTATGCTTCTACACTGGTATCTATTACGTAGCTCAGCGCTACGCTCCCACAGTGAAATTAGTCTGGCCCGCGTATAGCAGCTGTGCGTCTTCTACACGATAGTATAAGGCACTGTTACTGTAATCGGCCGGGCCCGCAGCACATAGTCGCTGTAAGTCGTCTACACAGCAGAATAAGTCTGAGTTAATGTGGCGCGCCTTGATATCTACGTTGTTTATGCTCAGGTTAATCAATGACGGTTATTTACTTAGAAGCTCTATTAGATAATCAATGGAACGGATACTATATTCCTTATTCGAGCCCTTGGCCCGCCAGCGGTTACGCGTCGGATAGTAGTAGTAGAAGCGGCCCTTAACGTTAATGAGTAGGGACCCATTACCAACAGAGGACCATTTAATGCCGTGTTTATCTAGGCACTCCTTAGCGTGATCAAACTCAGGGAAGTTTTCATTATTCATGGGCTCATCCATTTTAATTAATAGGGTATTGACAGGGTGGGGGCCCTGTGCTATAATACACGCATGTGTAACATCTGCAGACGTAAGGCGAAGCTTTATACTGCGTACGCCGTGCCCCTAACTCACGAGAGCACGAAGGGAATGAGGCCAGGACTGCCTCACTACCACCTGGGTACCCGACACCCACCTACCATCGATAAGGTGATGATGGCAGGTAAGTCAAACGGCATACCGATAGGTATGTGGCCCCACACGGGGCGGAGGGGATGACCCCTTGCAGGCGGGAGGGGGCAGCGCACGCAGGTAATGAGAGCCACGGAGCAGCGACCGACTGGGGGGAGGGACTCCCGTAAGGGAGTTAGGCCTATCCTCTCCTCAGGATGACATATAAACCGCCCTTGGCGATTCCCCCAATTGGGTGAAGTTGTTTATTAGACGCTGTAACCAATAAATTATTGGCCTCCCCGATAACGCGGGGGGGCCCGCCACAGGCCCACAACAGCTAACTTAATCCCTACTAGGGATTGAAACTCCAGGATGGGCCCTACTAATTAACTAACGGCCCCCTCTGATTAGCTGTTGTGGGCCTGTGGCGGGCCGTTAGTTAATTAAGTGTATTTGGAGAGGAACTTTACTAGGTGGTCGATAGAGTGTGAATTATATTCTTTATTGCTTCCTCTGGCCCGCCACCTCTTACGGGCTGGGTAGTAATAGGAGCGCCCCCTCACTGTAATTGATAGGCGCCCAGGTGTATCTAATCGCTCCTTAGCGTAATCTAGCTCATTACTCTCATTATTCATCAGCTGTTCCATTATATTGGCATATATATACTATTATTTGGCCGCCTAGACTATCGTATGGCACTATTGTGTCCATTATTCTCATTGGGGCCCGCGGATAGTCCCTGTTCTATACCTGCTCTGCCCCTCACCCTTATGGGAGTGGTTATAAGGAGGGGGGCCACCACGGAAGGGTTGGCGGTAATACCTACACGATCAACATAGTTCAGTCGTCCTGTCCTTGTCTTCCTTATATTGATAGTCCACGAGGAGGGAGGGCCGCTCTATAATCAGGCGGGCCCCCCTCTACCGCAGGGCCCACTGTGTTATAACATCGCGGGCCCCATATGCATTAGTATATGACAGTAGTTGAGCTGAGCTACACCGGTTCCTTATACCGTAGCAGGGCCCACCATCGTGACAGTATGGCCTCAATACTGAGCTACACCGGCCGCGTACCGTTATACCGCGGGCCTTATGTTAGTTGACTGTATCCTCAATGTTGGGGTTGACACCACTGCAGCGGCGTGGTATAATGGATGTATTGGATTATAGAGGTGCGGCTGCTAGACTATTTAGGCCCATCTTGCTAGCATATCCACAAAATTAGTCTTAATAATCACCCCCCCTTCACAGAGATGCGGCCGGTGCCCAGATAGCACCACTTATGGCCATCGAGGGTTGTACTAGGTAACGGTAATTACCTCCTAGAGCCCGGGCCTTCCTCGTTAATTAGTACATCGGCATTATTGCCACGACGATAATTTTGATGTATAATGTATATATGCTAGTGCTCACTGAATATCTGGCCAGTGAGCATGATCTAGACCTACTGAATATCTGGCCAGTAGGTTGAACCTATCCCTAGATTGCGACCCCGGCCTCCGATGGAGGGGGGGACCCGCGATCAACGGATAATCAAATGCCCTATAGATGGCGTCCCGGCCTCCGATGGAGGGGGGATATGCATCTGTAGGGCATTTTCATTTACTTATCCCTGGGGCCCCCCTTCCCCCTTCCCCGGCCTCCGATGGAGGGGGGGATCGAGGAGGGGCCGGCCGCAGGGATAAGTAAATGCCGGGAGCCTATCTCGTGGGGGCTGCCCGGCATAATTACACATAGAAACCTCTCTATTATAGCACATGGAGGCACATGGAAACAAAATCAAGTAGCGGATTCGAACCTCGCCCATCTTACCACGCCATGCATATTATGCTAGGTGGGGCCCGCCGCTATCTCGCGGCTGCCACTATTCACACCAATGCCAGTGGCTACCAGTACGTCCTCGCTAAGGAGAATAAGCGGCTATTCGATTACCTCGAGCACTGTCGCTTCTTCGCGTTCCACTGCACTAACCTCCGTAAGGAGCTGGTATATGTTCACCAGATAGTCCTCTACATTGATAGGCGGCCCGCCGCTGGTTGGAGACGAGAACGCCGTGGTGAGGTCTGCCGCGCGGGCCTCATGGAAGTACATCACCTCGATGGTGATACCTCTAACAACGACTATGGTAATCTCTGGTACGTGAGCCCCATCGAGAATAAGCTTCTGGCCCACGCTACTCAGAATCCTGAGGTTATCGCTGACCCCGCTCAGTGGGTAGTGCACTACGGTACCGATAGCGGTGATATACGCCCCCTCGCTCAGTTCACCCACCTGCTCGAGCGCACACTACAGCGCACTATGACGCGATTGGGCCTCGATTGGGCTCAGGAGAGGGTGCAGCGCTGGTGGCGGGGCCTACCTACTGATGCAGCTCGTCATCTCTTGGCCGGCCTTAGATCTACTATCGACCCCCTACTTGATATCTTCCGGAGGGAGCAGGCCGCCTGCGCGTGATGCTGTTGCACGCACCTATCTTGAAGCTGTTCTCTCAATTACGACGGGCCCCTCCTCGAATAGGTCATCACATAGCCGCTGACAATCATAGATCACGTACTGACTGACGGCAAACGCGCTGTCTGCCACCATCATGTAACCCCCCTCTCCATCTGGCCTGATTATACCGCTCCTCTCTAGCTCCTCTGCCTCCTCTATAGTAATGGGGGCCAGGTATCTACCGTCTGTGGCTCGTATTGTATATTTAGTTTGCATATGATTTATTTAGTCTTGTACTGCTGGCCCGCGCTGCTCTCTCTGTAGCAGCCTTCATTATCTTATCGTCTAACTCTCTGTAAAACTCTATGTCCCCTAGGGCCATGAAACAGCTCATCGCTTCTACTAAGTCGGGCCTCTCTCGGAAGTATTCTACTTCCCCTCCTCCCTCTAGATACCTCCTCAGTAATCTCGCTATCTGTATACCTTCATCATTGGCCTCTGTCCATAGGCTCTTGAACGCTGTCGTACATATATTAATATCGTGCCCCATCTCTCGGGCCTTCGTTAATGTGTATCTCTCTAGTAAGGCGTATCGCATTAGAATGGGGAGATGGGCCGGGCCATACTCCTCTAACCATTCTGCTATTACCTCTAGTGCTGTGTTTAGTTTACTCAATGTATTACACGCCCTCTGCTATGGGCGGGGTTGACCCGCTAGTAGCCGCGGGCCAAGTAATTTATAGCTAGGCTACTCTAGTTCTCTATTAGTACTGGAGAGTTACATGGTTGAAACAGTCGGGAGCACTTGCTTCATACGCTGCTCCACTTGCTCCCTTAGTTCCTGCCTTCTTATTGAAGAGCCTATTTATCTCTTCCTCATTCACAAGGGTGTCATCACTACTCCAGGCCTCATAATAAACGGAGTCAATGTCGTCCTCCATGATTATGATATTACCCTCAGCCGTGGGTTTTTTGGTTTTACATTCAATCACCATTACAATGAATGGGCTATTATTCCCATACATCTTGTAGCCATCGGCTATGTCCTTGGCTATATAATTGCTATGCGGGAACACTAGGTTGACAGTTAGCCCAGTGGCCCGTTCACTGACGTCGATAGAACGGCCGTTTGCTAACTTCAAATGATAGTCTTGCGCTTCAACGCAAGTTCCAGTTAACACGGCATTGCCGCTGCGGCTAGTCGTAAATGTAACTTGTTTGGTTTCATTCGAACGGGTTAATTTGATTCTTAGTTTCATTCTTGGTTTCATGGCAGTCCTACTTAATTATTTGATGGGGTAACCCTCTACTAGGTAGAGGGTCCTTGCGACCATTCTTCCCCGCGGCAGGCCGTGTAATTTATACTCTAGCTCTCTATTAGAGTCTCTCTTGGAGAGTTACCTTACGGCTGAACCAGTTGGGAGCACCTGAAGTAGGAGCACTTGCTTCACGCGCTGCTCCACTTGCCCCCTTAGTTTCTGCCTCCTTATTGAAGAGCATATCTAGCTCGCGCTCATTCACGAAAGTATCGTCATTCCATGCTTCATAGTCAATTGACGCAATGTCGTCCCCCATGATGATTATATTGCCCCCGGCTGCGGGCTTCTTAGTTTTACAATCAATCACCATTGTGATGAATGGACTGCCATTCCCATGGATACGGTAACCATCAGCTATGTGATTGGCTATAGTATCAGTATCTTGTGGTCTGAATACTAGATTAACAGTCAGCCCAATGGCCCGCTCACTGACATCAACGAGGCTACCATCTGACAGGTTCAACTGATAATTACTAGCGTCTACCACGGTGCCGGTTAGCACCGTGTTGCCATTCTTAGGGCTAGTAGTAAGTGTTACTTGCCGGGTTGCGTTGCTGCGCGTCAATTTGATCTTGAGTTTCATAATATACCTCGGTTAGTTGGTTAATTGATTGGGGTCTCTTAGTAGTGCGGCCACTCTTCTATGCGACGGGCTCCGTGATACGGCCAGACTTGACGACTCGTCCCCCCTGCGGGGGCCTTCCTCATCTGCGGTCGTGCCTCGCGCACTCTGACCACCAGCTCTCGATGGCGTGGTTTAATTTCCAGGCTATACAGATCGATTGGATAATCAGACATTCCCTACCCCCCAGTAAATTGAGTTACCTACTCGACTCTCTACACCATTAGGTGATAGTATGATACGCGCATTGCTCCGCTTGGAGCTCGATAGATAGAGCGCGCGGGCCAGGAATGCTACGATTACTAGTACCGCTACACTATGTGTGATGACCAGCACGGCCACCATGAACATGAACAGTGATAGATACGCTACGTGACGCGCATCTAATTCTATAGGCTCCATATAGCTCTCCCATGGTGTGGTTAATGGATGGGTACACCCAGTGCCGCCGATTAGGCCGCAGTCGATGCCCCTAGTGCCCCACTGGGGCATCGACAATGGGATACTAGGAGCCCCATTGGCTTATATAACTGACGACTATTAGTATGGGGAAGGGTAGCATCTTATCTATCCCTGATATCTCCCCTACCATATACATCAGTCCTAGACATACGGCCCCCGGTAGGAATAGAATACTAACGTGAGCCGATGCCATCAACACGACCAGCGCGGCCGCCGTTACACCTAGATTGATAAGGCGAGTGGGGCCGGCGTGTAACCAACGTTGCCACATGGGGCTCCTTATCATCCAGATGGTCAGCCAATAGGCTGATAAGAATAGGGGCGTCAGTAACACTACTGCGCCGACGAAGGCGGGCCAATGGAATTGGTTTACATCCGTTAGGGCCAGGTAGGAGCTCATGGCATCTCGCCCGCTACTATTACCTAACATGACTAGTCCCAATGATATGCCCCGCACAACGGCCTCGAGATAAGATTCAGTCTTACCATCGGGGGCGGCTGCGGCTACAGGTAACCCAATAGCGAGGAATGGTCCTAGCGACATAGCGATGCTCAGTGCATTGCTGGTCTCACAGTCCCCAGTCTTACGTCTAGCGGGGCATATTAGGCTGGCCATAACGTAGCCCCCCATACCCAGGATGGTAGTAGCGTGGGGCTGACTATGCAGGAACCATAGGAAGATAGCCGTGATAACGGCTAGACCTACCATCTCGGCGCGGCTCCAGCACTGCACTAATATGAAGATGGCCATCATTAATGGCGTTATCCACATATGAGATACACCGAGGTATTGGTCCATAACTATTATGCCTAGACTGGCTACTATGCCCCCAATTAGGCTGGTGATTCGTATTAGCAGCGAGGCCGATGCGTCATATCCGCTAGTGGCGGTAACTACTCGCATACCAGTGAAGGCCGGGTTACTCATGCGGGCCTCACTGGTGATAGTGCCAACTATCACTATAGCTAATACGCCCATCGCGTTATCACCGCTTATCAGCGGCATAAGGGCCATTAGCAGTATCTCGATACTAAGATATGGTATCAGAGATACTATGAGGGCCATCAACGCTAATACGATTGTCATGTGACTTACCCATTTAAGGTAATGATGGTAACGTTAATTAACGTGCCGTTACTAACGTTACCCGTTACTTGTATAAACCTACCGCTGCGTACTCCCCTAGCCAGGATAAGTATACTGCACCTGCTAGTGCCCGCACCCTCGTATAGGAGGACGTAGGCATGGTTGGGTAGGAGAGGGTTAGAGTATGTAGTGCTCTTAGCCCAGGCCTTCTCAATTGTCACGTAGGAGCCATTATGGCGCCTTATATCGCATAGGCCCACTGGTATGGGCGGGGGCCTATTCCCTAGTATAAGGGCGAGCACTGTATCTAGCACGTTTTATGGCCTCATTGAACTCGGTCTCGTCAACGAAGGTCATAGTATGAACTATGCCCTCGTCCCATTCGATGATGGCATATACGACACCGCCGTGTTGTAACGCATGATTGATGGCCCGCACGTCGAGCGCATCTATTTTTAGACTTAGGTTAGTTATAGCATAGTAACCAGAACCAGGCTCGGTCTCCCGTAAGGGCTCCTCTATTCTGAGGAACCGCTTCTTGAGCCTAGGGCTACTCACACTATCGTAGTCTAGATAAGTACGGTTATAAGTGCCCTTTAACTCACCATTCTCTATATCACCTTGTATAGTTAACCACTCGCCTATCTCAGGCGGGGGCCCATCTAAGGGCACATATACATAACAGCCTCTCTTATTAGAGGCAAGCAAGGGATCGGTGAATGCGACCACCCGAACTCTATCTACTACCTTGTCACTATTAGCACTACATACGGAAGGCCTTGCCTTCGATAGGTTAGATGCTACGTCAGCGAATGCAGCTACGCCGACCAGTGCCATTGCACATAGCATTAAGGCACTTAAGGGTTTTCTTTCCATCGGAAGCACTCTTTGACAGAATAGACTTCTTTATCCCGTACCCAAGACGGTACCTTCTCCAATTCGGACTGGACTACTGGGGTCCACCAGTAGTAGTGCCCGTCACTGAATTGACCCATACATGGGTCTTGATCTTTACGACGGGAGCAGGATAAGCAGAGGCTCATTTTTTACTCCTGATAGGTTTTACTAACCGATTACTTCTCTAAGCGTTTAAAAACATCAATCTCTTCTTTGATGCTTTCCTCTGTCTGCCGCTCAAGGGCCTTTATTCCTTGATTTAAGGAATCCGAAATAGTCTTACAGGCCTTGTCGTATCTTTTAACACAAATCCAGCGGCCATAATAACAGCTTTCAGAGTCTGTTATGTATCTAACCACAAACTGTAACCACTGGTATTTTTGGTAGCTGACTTCTGCGTAGAAGGCATATGAAAAATTAGAGAAATCACATTCTTCTTCAGAGGCATTAAATACCTTTAAAACGTGACTCTGAAACTCTTCAAATGACAGCAGTTGTTTCTCTGCTGATACGCTATTCTGAAACTCTTCATATGACAACATGACAACATAGCCTCTATTATCTGATTGCTGATAACCAATCTAGAGCTTTTGTAAAAACAGGTACCCTACAGTCCCAGGGTTAGATTTATCCCGGACTAACCCTCCAGGGGTAAGGCAGTCCACGCGACCTATCTTAGCGGCCGCGGCGGCCACCAACCCTAACACGATGTAATAAACCCCTTCCTGGGGTTCGGGTAGTCCCTCGATCTCTCCGTAAACAATGGACTCGATGGCAATACCATCGATTTCCCCCGTGACTATTGAAACTCGTGGGAGAATCCCCGACGGAGGGATCTCTTTGAGAATTTCAACAGTTTCAGCGAGAAACTGGTTCTTGGAGTCTTGCTCGACCCCCTGTCTAGAGACGAGGGTGATTACATCAGGCGTGGCGTTAACGACCATTCTTTTGACTCCTAAATAATTGTTAGCTGATAACTGATAACTAATTACTTTTCTATTTTTTAAAAACAGCAATTTCTGTTTTTTGCGAAACAATTTCTATTGCTTCTACTAAAGAATCCGAACCTTTGTCTTTTTCTTTTACGACACTCCAACGGCCATAACTGCAAGCGTCAGGGTCTATTGAGTATTTGACTGTAAAAAATAACCACTGGCAGCCAGTGTAATTAATTAATGCCAAGAAATGATAAGAAGAAGAGCAAAACTTACACTCCTCTTTAGAGGCATTAAATATCTCTAAAACGTGACTCTGAAACTCTTCAAATGACAGCAATTCTTTTTTTGAGGTACCCTGAAACTCTTCAAATGACAGCATAACACCTCTAAGATTAAATCTTGACATCTGATAGCTGATAACTAACTTAAGACTTTTGTAAAAACAGGCACCCTAAAACAGTCCCAGGGTTAGATTTATCCTGGACTAATGCCCCGGGGGGCTAAACAGTCCACGCGACCTATCTTAGCGGCCGCGGCGGCCACCAACCCGGATACGATGTAATAAACTCCTTCCTGGGGTTCGGGTAGTCCCTCGATCT